TCGACTACCAACGCAGCTACAAAGCCGCGTGGCGCGCGCGTCGCCACCCACCGTCCACTGAGGAGGACAAGACGTGAGCGAGACAAACGACCGAGACCCGATGCCGGTCTTCACCCTCAAGGCGCAAGACGTGTTCACGCCAGTGGTGGTGATGCGATACCACGAACTGTGTGTAGATGCCGGGCTATATAAGCACGGCATAGAGGTCAGCAGGGCGTACGACGAAATCATGGCCTGGCGTGAGCGTAACCCCGACAAGGTCAAGGTTCCCTATCACAAACACGTTCCGGTAGACATGGGCCAACCGTCCACAGAGGAGAAAGCACCATGAACCAACCGCAAGACGCCAACGATCTGCTGATGAACGGCGGCACCCCCTCGGTCAAGTGGGAAGGCCGCGCCATCGGACACACCGTGATCGGCACCATCACGGACCAGCCGAAGGCAGTGCAGATGACCAAATACCAGTCCAGCGAGCTGGACTACTGGCCTTCCGGCGATCCCAAGATGGAGATCATCTGCGTGGTTCAGACCGACGAGCGCGACCCGGCCAAAACCGGCGACGACGGCCGCCGCCGGCTGCACATCACCCCCCGCATGCAGAAGCCGCTCCGCGAGGCAGTGCAGCGGGTGGGCGCGCCCGGCCTGGCCATCGGCGGACGCATCGCCTTCCGGTGGATCTCCGGAACCGGGGTCGGCGAAGGCAACGCCCGTGAATTCGCAGCAGACTACGCCCCGCCCGTGGTCGACCCTGGATCCCTGCTCGGCGCCAACGGCGGTCAGCCGGCCGCACAGTCGCCGCTGAACGCCACCGCACCCGCACAGCCGGCCCCGGCTGCACAGGCGCCCGGTGGTGGCGTGTGGCTCGGCCAGCAAGCAGCACAGCAGCAAGCGGCACAGGCAGCACAGGCGCCCGGACTGTTCGGTACGCCCGGGGCCGTACCGCCGCCACCGATCACCACCTGCCCGCCGGGTGTCGACCCGGGCGTGTGGGCGCAGCTGCCCGAAACGCAGAAACAGGCCGTCCTGGCCGCCATGGCCAACCCGGCAGCGTCCGCACCGCCGTTCTAGGACCCCAACCCAGAACCCCCGGCCCCGTCGCGATACCAGGGGGTTGCGACGGGGCCGGGCCAACCCGAGCGGAGCATAGATGGCCAGTGATGCCGGACCGGTCGCCGATCTCGCGCACGCCCGTCAATGGCTGGCCATCCTGCACGGTGACGCGCCCGGCCTCACGCACATCTGCTCGACCGACGACTGGGCCGGGCGGGCCTTCGCCGACCTGGGCGCCGCGATCAACTACGTGCGCTACCTCGACACCGAAGGCCGCGAGGGCATCTACGTGCGGGTGTCCACCCTGCGCGCCGCCCTGCCGCCCGGCCGCCGCGGCGGGGCCGCTGACACGCAGGCCCTGCCCGCACTGTGGGCGGATCTCGACCTGGCCGGCCCCGGTCACGAAGAGACCAACCTGCCACCCGACGAGCAGGCCGGGCGCAAGGTCATCACCGTGTCCGGCCTGCCGGATCCCACCTTGTGGATCCACTCCGGCGGGGGGCTGTACCCGATCTGGCTGCTCGACCAGCCGTGGACCATCACCGACGACCAGTTCGACCACGCGCGCCGGCTCGCCGCCGACTGGCAGCGGGTCATCGAGCACGCTACAGCGTCCCTCGGCTGGCGGTACGGGCGTGGCGTTGGCGACCTGGCCCGGGTGCTGCGCCTACCCGGCACCGTCAACCGCAAGGCCGGCCTGACCCGCCCCTGCCGGATCATCGATGCCACCGACACCCGGTACAGCGTCGAGCAGCTGGACCGGGTCCTGGCCGCCGCCGTCGAGCGCATCGCCCCGCCGGCCGATTCGCGAATCGTGAATCCCGCCGGCGGAATAGTTGCGCCGTCAACAAATTCGCCGGCGGGACAGCGCGTTACCGCGCCCGGCGACGGCCCCGGTGACGACTACAACGCGCGGGGCCCGGCCTGGCCGGCCATCCTGGAGCCCCACGGCTGGCGTGTGCACTACCAGCAGGATGACGTCACCTACTGGACCAGGCCCGGTAAGACCACCGGCACGAGCGCCAGCACGAACGCGCTCGGCACCGACCGGTTGCACGTGTTCAGCACGAACGCCACGCCGTTCGAGGCCGGCCAGTCGTACCACCGTTTCGCCGCCTATGCCCTGCTCGACCACGCGGGCGACTACCGCGCCGCGGCCCGTCAGCTTGGAGAGCAGGGCTACGGCGCGCCCCTACCCGACCTGGCCGCCGAGCAGGCCGACAACCTCGCCGCGCTGCTCGGGCCGGGCGCCGCCGGCATGAGCACGGGCACACCTGCAACGCCCCCCAGGAAGGCCGCAGGCGGTCCACCATCCGCGTACTTCAGGGATGGTTCGCTGCTCGTCGAGACGCTCTCCAGCGCCATCCTGGCCCGCCACCCGTGCGCCCTGACCCGGGAGCACAAGGTGGCTGTCTACGCCGACGGGGTCTATCGGCTCGACACGCTCGCGCTCTCGGCCGCGGTCGCCGAACTGCTCGGCGACCGGTTCTCGCCCCGCCACCGTGGCACCGTCGCCGAGTTCATCGCGGCGCGCCTCTACCTCGACCGCCGGTTCCTACCCGAACGGGTCGCGGCGCCACTGCTCAACCTACGCAACGGCATGCTCGACCTGCTCACCGGCCAGCTCGAATCACACGACCCCAGCCACCTGTCCGCAGTCCAGCTACCCATCCAGTGGCAACCGGATGCCACCTGCCCGCGGTACGAGTCATGGCTGACCGAGGTCATCCCCGACCAGGTTGACGACCTGGAAGAGATTGCCGGGACCATGCTGGATCCGAGTCGCACGCCCACCCGCGCCCTGTTCGCCTTCGGGCCGGCCCGCTCAGGAAAGTCGACCTTCCTGCGACTGCTCGCCGCGATAGCCGGCGCGCCCAACACATCCGCCGTCACTCTGCATCAGCTCGTCGACAACCGATTCGCGGCAGCCAACGTGTACGGGAAGATCCTCAACAGTGCTGCCGACATATCCTCGGCGCACGTCGAGGACATCGGCATATTCAAGATGATGACCGGCGAGGATCCCATTCATGCGGACCGCAAATACGGCGGGCAGTTCACATTTACCAATCGAGCGCTATTCGCATTCAGCGCCAACACGTTGCCGACCGTCGGGGAATCATCGCGTGCCTATGTCGAGCGTATCAAGCCGTTTGCTTTTGAGTCGTCTTTCGCCGGTCGGGAAGATCCCCAAGTCGAGGTGGCGATGATGTCCGAGCTGCCCGGCATCCTGGCCCGCTGGGTGGCCGCGTACCGCCGGCTGGTCGGCCGCGGACGTCCCCTGGACACTCCGCAAAAGGTGCGAAACGAGTTCGAAGAGCGCTCCGACCGGGTGCGCCAGTGGGTGGCAGATTGCTGCGAGCTGACCGGCAATCTGCCACCCACTGGCGCACTTCTGCCACCGACCGAAGTGGCCTCCCGGCGATGGCTCGCCAGGGCGTTCAACGACTGGGCGAGAGACCAGGGAAGCGCACCCATGGGTGAACGTAAGATCCTCGACCGCCTGACCAGCATCGATGGTGTGGTCGAGGTGCGAAATGCAGTCGACAAGTCCCGGGGGCTCAATATCCGAGTAACCGGAGGGCATACACACAGTGACCTACTCGGTGGCAGAAGTGGCAGAAATGGATAACCCTACGCCAGACGGATGCGCGCGTGCGCGTGTATGTATGCGCGTGAGGGTAGGGGAGGGTCATTTCTGCCACTTCTGCCACCCAAGATCGGGAGGCAGGGGTGAGACATCGGCACATGATCAGCACGGTGGCGACCAAGACCCGGTGTGGGCGGTGCCGACATCCCATCCTCGCCGCGCTCGACCAAGGGCTACCCGCTCGTGTCGAGCTGACCGCTCTCGACCGCAACGACGAAATAGCCGCATTGCTGGCCGGTCTCCACACCTATACGTACACCGCCAATCATGAGCTTGTCGAGCGCAGTACCGAACGAATCGCAAGTGGCAGACCGGTCGGCACTATTCATGCCCAGCACCAATGTCCAACACCGAGTGGAGAACGGTAATGCTCCTTGCTATTGATCCCGGCAACGCTGAGTCTGCGTATGTCGTAATTGATGATAAGTGCCGACCGGTTAACTTCGGTAAGCTTCGTAACCAAGATCTGTTGACTCACATAGGTTCAATAGCACATGAGGTCGAAACTGCGGCAATTGAGATGGTCGCCTCGTACGGCATGGCCGTGGGTGCCGACATCTTCGACACCTGTGTGTGGATCGGGCGCTTCTATCAGGTATTGGTCGGACCTATTCCGTCGGTACCGACGCGGTTGATCAAGCGATTGCAGATCAAGACCCACCATTGCCACTCAGCGAAGGCGAATGATGCGAATATCCGTCAAGCGTTGATTGACCGGTTCGCCCCTGGTGAGCGGAACTATGGCAAAGGTACCCAGAAAGAGCCAGGTTGGTTCTTCGGTTTCCACTCCGATGTCTGGGCTGCCTACGCACTTGCCGTCTATGTCGCTGACGTCGCTACCGATCGGGGTAGCAGGTGAGTCGCGTAGCCGCGCTCGACACCGATCGCGATCGACTCGTGCAGGAGGTTGCCGACGCGGTGCGCGAGCTGACCCAACCGTACCGGCGCGAGGTCAAGAGCTACCGATGGTCGAAGAGCAGAAACCGGGTATGGACGAGCTGGACGACGCAGTTCCCCTCGCTGCTCGACCAGATGCACGATGCGGCCGCCTACGATCGCCGCGGACAGCTCGGCGGCGGCGGTCGGCACATCCGGCCAGGCTCTGCCGTTCCGGCCGTCCTGGTGGCACTGGAGGGCATCCGGGTGTCGGTTCATGGGTGGGTGGTCGAGTTGGGCGGGGCGCCCGGGGGACTCGCCGCGGATCTTCGCCTACTCGTCGCCCTGGCGCCCATTGTCGATCATCGGACACTCGCGCGACTCGCCGCGGACGTGGCGCGCTGGCATCGGATCGCCGAGACGTGCTCGGGGTGGTGACTTGACTCGACGATGATCGAATACGAAGATTGCACCGGGACGAGTCTGTCCCCAGGCTCTAGCGGGCCTTCCAGCCGGCCTCGACGCACCGCGCTGCGAAGCCATCCGCCGCGAGTCGCCAGGCGCCCGTCGACCCGTCCGCGACCCGCGCCAGATCGGCCCCAAGATCTGTGATCCGCTCGGTGCGCGAGCTGCGCGCCCAGCCGTTGACCTTCCTGGCCAGCTCGGCACGCTCCGCGGTCGAATCAGCCAGCGGGTAGCCGGCAGCGAAGTCGTTACAGGCCAGGCGCGCCGCGTCGTCCAGCTCGACGGCCGCCGCAGGCGCAGGGGTGGGAGTGTCGTCGCCGAGCAGCCCCACGAAGACGCCCGCCACGGCCACGGCCAGCAGTCCGGCCAGCAGTCCGAGCAGCCACACAGGGGGCTTCCGGCTAGGCCTAGGGCGCACGGGGACACGCTGGGGAAGCTGAGAATGTTGGGTCACGCCGATAGCATAGCGCGTGAGCCTATAGCGATTGAAGGGCGCCACTGATGCCGTTTCCGGCTAGCGTCACCACCGTCACGGTGCACATGGCCCTGCTCGACGGGCAGGGCCAGCCCTTCGCGGGACAGGTCATGTGGGTGATCCCGCAGGTGCTGCGCGACGTCACCGGGAACATCGTGATCACGCCAGGAGCCCACATCGCCGAGCTGGACGCGGACGGCGAAGCCTCGATCACCCTGCCCACTACCGACGATCCCGACCTCGCGCCGCAGGACTGGACGTACGACGTCGTGATCTCCGGAACAGGGATGCGCAGCCAGGCGATGCGCATACAACTGCCGGTTGCGCTCGGCGCCGGACCGGTCGAATTCAGCGACCTGGCGACCGTCGAAGACCCACCCGACGTCATCGCGTACCTGCCCATCGTCGGCGGCACGCTGACCGGCCCGCTCGTCCTGTCCGGCGCACCGACACAGGCGCTGCACGCCGCGACGAAGGCCTACGTCGATGCCGGCGCGGGTGGCATTTCGCCGACCATCCTCGACGCCAAGGGCGACCTTCTGGCCGCCAGTGCAGCGGACGCGCCGGCTCGCGTGGCGGTCGGCAGCAACGGACAGGTGCTGACCGCCGATTCGACGCAGGCCGCGGGGGTGCGATGGGCGACGCCATCCGCGGGCGACGGTGGTGCGCTCTACCCGCCGGAGGGCTACGGGCTCAAGGCGATGTCTGCCGATCCGACACACCACCAGGGCTCTGCGGGCATCGGCTCTGACACGATCTGGGCCACACGGCTGTGGATTCCGGCTGGTGTCGCCATCGCCAATCTCTACGTCGCGGTGCGGGCCGGCGGCACGCACAACGGCGCCACAGCCGGTAACCAGCTCGGCCTGTACGACGACACAGGCGCGCAGGTCGACACCACGGCCAGCGACAACACACTGTGGACGGCGGCCGGCTGGCGGGGCGGTGCCCTACAGGGTGGGGCCGTTGCGGCGCAGGGGGCCGGGCGGTTCGTCTACGTCCTGTGGATCACACGGGGACTTACCGTCAACGTGAGCATCCCCTATCCCAGCAGCGCGGATGACGCCAACGCGGTGTATGCCTCCACCGGGGTGGGTGGTGGCAACCGGCGCGCCATGTACGCCGCTGGCGCGTCGCTGCCCGCATCGTTCGACCCGACGTCCTATGGCACGTCCACCGGCTTTCTGTCGCTGGTAGGCGTCAGCTGATGACCTCCCGGGAGTGGCGTACCGTACCCCTGCCCCCGGGATGGAAGACCCGCATCGTCCCGCGCATCCTGCGCAGGGATCCACGATGCAGGCTGCGGACACACTGCTGGGGTGCGAAGAGCGCTGAGGTCGACCACATCGACGACCCAGCGGATCACAGCGACGAGAACCTGCGCGGCGTGTGCCGCAGATGTCACGCTCACCGCACCGGACAGCAGGGCGCGGCAGCGATGCACGCACGACGACCACGGCGTGAGCGCAGGCCCGCGCCGCACCCGGGCCTGCGCGGTGACGCGGCGTGACGGCGGGGGTGGGGGAGGACCCCGGCCCAGGGGGCTGACCAGCGGCGAGGGTTAGCGCCTGCCAGCCTGTGTGAAACTTGATCACTCTGTGTAGTCGTCGCCGGCGTAACGCATTCAGTCTCACGAATGGGGAGTATCTACAATGGACTCAGCGGACATCGCGCACCGGTTCGAGTTTCACCCGGCCACCACGGACGAGAAGCGCGAAGCGCATGAGAACGTTCGCCAGAACTGCGGGTGGTTGGCCAGCTACCTGAACGAAGTCCTCCCCGATGGGCGCGAGAAGTCCCTCGCGATTACCCACCTGGAGGAAGTCATGTTCTGGGGCAATGCTGCCCTGGCTCGGGCCTGACGGGGAGGGCATCCATGGCTGTCGCTGGGCGCAAGCCTAAGCCGGAGGACCAGCGGCGTAACCGGCATGCGCCAACCCACCAGTGGACCGAGGTGCCCGACGTCCCGCACGAGGGGGCGCCCGCGCTGCCGGACCGGCCGCCGTTCGTGCACCCGAAGTACGGAGTCGTGCTGGCCGAGTCCTGGCCGCCGGCTACCCAGCGTTGGTGGCGGGTCATCTCGCGGATGCCGCACTGCGTGCTCTGGACCGAGGCTGACTGGCAGTACGCCATGGACACCGCCGAGGTGCACGCCCGCTGGACGTTGGGCCTGACCGGCGCGACCGAGCTGCGTATCCGGGAGAAGCGCCTCGGCAACACGCTGGACGCCAGGCGGGACCTGCGGATCCGCTACGTCGCGCCACCGACCGAGCAGGCGCCGGGTGAGCCGGGCGAGTCGGGCGAGGTTGTGCAGCTCGACCAGTACCGTGACCTCTACGGCTGACCTGGACCTCCCGCCCGGGTACTACCGGGACCGGTGGCGCGGGACCGGGGCATGGTGCACGCTGCCATGGCCGGACGACCTGTCCGAGCTGCCACCCTCGATCGGCCCGCAGGTCATCGCGTGGGCAGAGTGGCGGACGTACGAGCAGACCGGCCAGCCAGGGCTCATCCACCACCTGACCGGCGAACCGTGGGCCTTCACCCCGGGACAGCGGCGGTTCCTCCACTTGTGGTACGCCTACGATCCGGAGACCGGCCGGTGGACCTGGCGCCGGGGGGTGCGCCGCGGCGCCAAGGGGACCGGCAAGGACCCGTTCGGTGGCGCGCTGTGCGACATCGAGCTCGTCGGCCCGTCGTGGTTGGTCTGGCGGGACGGGCGCTGGATCGGTGAGCGGCACCGCATGCCGCTGGTCCAGGTCGCGAGCAACTCCGAGGCACAGTCCAAGGACCTATTGAGGGTCGCCAATGGACTGTTTGGCCGGCACGCCCGCGAGTTCTACCGTATCGACTGCGGTGAGACGCGCACGATCGTCGAGGACGACGATTTCGGCGGCCGGCTGGAGGTGCTCACCAGTTCGGAGCGCACCGCCGAAGGCGACCCGGCCACATTCATCTTTCTGAATGAGACCCACCACATGACCGAGAGCAACGGTGGGCACCGGATCGCCCGGGTGGCGCGGCGCAACGTCGGCAAGTCCCCGGCCGAGTTGCAGGCCCGGGTGTGCGATGCCACG